GCTTGTCAGCTAGTATATCTTTAATAGCCTCTAGTACAATGTCATCAAATTGGCTTTGATGCATTAAAGGTAAATCACTGTGATACAAAGACATGAACTTCTTTTCGTTCTTAGATAACTCAGATAAATCATCATCTAGTTTATCTTCTAAGTAGTTATCTAGTTTATATACATCTTCGTAACCAAGAGCTTGTGCTATTTTTCTAGCTCTCTTTTTAGAGCCTTGCTTCATAATCTTATGAGCATACAACCATTGTGCTATATGTAGTATCTCTTCGTACTTAGTACGAAACTTCATATCTGAAAATATACTCATCTTTTGTATTGCAGTATTTAGTAGTACTTGCTCACCATACTGACCACTTTCGTTCCTATCGGTAATTCTAATGTAAGGTATTACAAGTTCGTTCTTATGTTCTGGAATTAAATTCTTTCCCCTACGAACATTGTACTTTCTAACTTTGTTACCACGAAGTGACAGATTTACTAATGTAGGTGGGATATAACCACCTACATTAACATTTGCTTTTCTGAATAAGTTATCCATCATTATCCTCTGTTAGTGCATCTATAATATCAGCACAGTTGTCAGTAAATACTACGCTTGCAGCAGTAGGTAACTCACAACCTTTGTCTAGTAGCTCTGCAAAAGCAGACCACTTACGAACAGAGAAGTTACCCTCGTTGTAGTCCTGATAAACAGACTGCAATTTCTTAGGGAGACTTTCTAGTGCAGAGGGATGTACCTCGTTAATACCTAGATTAACAGGAAACCTATCTCTTAGTGCATCTGGTAAGTCAGCAGGAACTCCATTCATAGTGGCTACTACTTGGAAACCTTCAGCAGGTCTTACTACTTCCTTGTCTCTGTTTGGTAGCGTGAATTTTGCAAACTTAGGGTCGTCTAGTAAGGCGTGTAAGAATGTCATAACATCTACACCAGCATGGTCTATCTCGTTAATAACAAGTCTTGCACCTTCCTTCCAAGCACGAACACCTACACCATCAAGCCACTCAAAGCCACCACTATCAGTGGCTACATAGTGACCCATTAATTCTGCTGCTGTACTGTCGTGTGTAAGTGTAATGTTATACACTTCTTGGTTTTCTCTTAGTCCAAGAGTATTTGCTTGAAAGGTCTTACCAGTACCTGGTATGCCATAAAGTAATATTCTTGGAGTGTAGGAAATTACATCTTCTAGTAACTTCCATATATGTCCTTCTTTCATATTATTCTTCCTCTCTATTATCGCTTAACATTTTCTCTACATCTTGTATAAAGTTTTTAGTAAGCTCTTCTGTTTGTAGGTTATTCCACACTTCCATAACATCATCTGTTATGTTCTGCACTGCTGGTACTTCAGGTAACATATCAAATGCTTCCTTTGGTATATCAACAATACAAGTGCTTGTACCTTCTTGTTTAACTAGCACTACTTCCCATATAGTTCTGTAGTGTAAGTCAGTACTCTCACCTTCCTTATGGTAGTGAGGCATTGACATTTTTAGAAATATAGGAAATCTAGCGTCAATACAATCTAGTTCTCCCATAGGATTAGCAGCAAATACCCACTCTGCTAACTGTCTATTGTAGCCATTCCTAATAGCAAGTGTATTAAGATACTCTAGAATAGACTTAGTAATTGCTACATGCTGTGATACTCGTACTGTT